CATTCGATTATCTCCAGGCGTAAAAAAGCCGCCATCAGGCGGCCTATTCATCTTCACGGTTGGTTAGGTCATAAAACTGACCGTACGTTAGCTTCTGGAAGCTGTCAGGGATTATCACATCACCGTGACGCTCACTTTTGTCGTTTGGAATCGCGAAAACCAAGGCATCATCACGGCCCGGACATTTGCCGCCATACGTGCTCAGCATGGCAAAACCGTATCCACGTCTTGCTTGGCCGCCGATGCCTGTGCGCATGACGCCGTAATGATCAATGATGTACGACTCCCAGAGCGGCAAAGCCTTGAGTTGCTTGTTAGCCTCATCCTTTACCGCCTCAAGCGTTTTTTGATACTCACGGCCTTCTTTGCTGTTTCCTTTGCCTCGCGCGATAACAACTCGCTTGCCTTCCCAAAAGTCCTCGCTTTTGATGGTCACCGGCGCAGGGAATGCAAAACCTTTTTCCCACACGAAAGCCTGTATCAGCCCACCCTTATCTCCCCAGCTGCTGCTATTTGTCCATGCGATAGCGCCAACCTTATCAATTGCTGCCTGCATGATTTCGTTTCGCTTTTTTCCTATTTGGTCGTATCCATCAATAAGCGCCTTCACTTCCGGCCCTTCAACGATGTAGTAGTCGTAATGTTTGCTCTGGTCAGACATAAATTTCTCCAACAAAAAACCCGCCGAAGCGGGTCATGGTGTTAACTCAAATTCATCATCCCACGGCGGGAATGTGCTCACCCTTCCATGCGACATGATGTACTCAGACGCCGCGGCCATAGAGCATGGCTTCTCGAACTCCAGCATAAACACATCATCGTAGGCCTTCCCCAGCCACCACCCGCCGCCGTACTCCTTTGCACGCTGAATGAGCACCCATCGCCCGGGCGTAATGCGGTGATGTATCTCGCCGCGATAGATGATTAAGTAGTCCGAGTCTTTGCTCATGACGCACCTCAAAATAACTGTATTTATATACAGTAAATTGAGGTGGGCGGGCTGTCAATTCTTGGTGGGAGCTTCCGGGAGAGGCATCCAGTGGGTAGCAGGGAGCTCGCGCCCAGAAACGACTGATGTGAAATATCGGTAACTGGCTCCTGAGTGCTCCATTTCGCCAACATTCACGCCCCCATTATCTGCGGTTAGAACTATGTCGCCCACCTCCGGCATCCGCTCACTGCACGCTATCCAGCCAGCAGTTACCGGCGCGGGCGGTGCGGCGAGCATTGCAGCGCGGCAGGCGTTCCAGGTTATCTCGGCAACTTCACGGAATTCAGGGCGGCACAACGTGAGTTGGATTTCGCATCGACGCGACCATTCTTCAAAGGTTTCAGCAGTCACAACCGGCGCGGGCGGTGCTGTGTAGAGCGGAACGGCAGAGGAATAGTTATCGACTTTTGGGTCATTAGCGTGCATTAAGTAATGACCGCCAATCATGTACGCCACAGGCTCAGCCCGCTCCCGCAGCGCCAGCACAGACAACACGCGCTCTGTTAACAAACGTTGCGCCTCTCCGCTCTGAATATCCGGCTCACCCGGCCCGCCGAAACCTGCGAAAAAATCGGCGATTTCACTGGCAATTACTTCACTTATTTCGCTCACGATTTCACCTCCACATCAATCTCAAGTCCGTTTGGCACCTTAACTTCGATAGTGTCGTTTTTGACGAAGTAGGACAGAGGCTCGCTCTCTTCCTGAAGAAACAGCGTCGTGCGCTCGCCGTGATAATTTACTTTCCTGACCCGATAGTACTCATCGAAAACAGAAAGCACGGCATTCGGGCCAATCTCATCAGCGCGGACCTTTTTTAGAAGCCTTATCATCTTAATCACCCCCTGTCTCAAGATTGATGCCCACCGCCGTTTTCAGTTTTTCTGTGTTCATGCGGCACCGCCTTTAATAAAAATTATCCAGTGTGTTTTGTCGGATTTTCCTGTTCGTTGCCAGATAGCTGGCTTCTCGTCTGTGAGTTCCAAAATACGGCTAACAGGTATCTGTGTTTCGTTCCATTTGAAAATGAGCACGCCGTGTGGCCGCAATACGCGAAATGCCTCTTCGAACCCGGCGCGCAGGTCATCACGCCACGTTTCCCGGTTTAATTTTCCGTATTTTTTCCCCATCCATGCGTTATCACCGACACGCTCAAGGTGTGGCGGATCAAACACTACAACAGGGAAGGAAGCATCAGAGAATGGCAGCGCGCGGAAATCGGCAACTACGTCTGGACTGATAACAAGACTGCGACCGTCGCAGAGGGTGTGCTGCTCGGCGCGGATATCGCTAAAAATTGCGCGCTCGTCTTGCTTGTCAAACCAGAACATACGGGAGCCGCAGCACATGTCGAGAATGGATACATCTGTCATGCGGCACCGCCTTGACGCAGCCAGCGGTTGAGGTATTTGTTGTTATTCACAGAGCCGAAGCTGTTGCGCTTCATGAGCTCTTCGCGGCTCGGCATCGGCTGAGATTTGACGCGAGCTTGTAGCTCGCTTGGTGTGATAAGCGGGTCATGTGTAATCATGGATTTTTCCTCGCGCCGTCCGTGGCGCACGATTAAACGCGACGCAGGCTGATATGCTCGCGCTTTGCCATCTGGCGGATAGATTCGTATGAGCGGTTTAACTGGCGGGCGATAACCTTGGGGTGGACGGTGCCAGCCAGGGATTTAATGAGGTTTAACTCGTTGGTAGTCCAGTTGCGGCCCAGCGTCTGCTGATTTCCACGGCGCTTTTTGAATGGCTCACTCATGGTTGCTACCTGATTAACAGCGATGGTTTGCCGGTCTTCAGAGTCGCGCCAGGCACATCCTTACCGCCCTCAAGCAGGTGTTTGATAGCCAGCTTATCTGGCTTAATTACCGTGTTGTATTCGACGTATTCAGGAGGGAGCAGGGCGCTGTCGGTTATCTCTACAGAACGGCTGGGCGCCCGGACTGTCACCTGGTGGATGCCCGCGCGGATTGATTTCTTGCCGGCGGTTTCGAGTGATGTGGCGATGTAGGCGCGGATATTTGCGACCTTGTTTTCAATACGCACTGCGCGTTCTGTCAGGTTCTTTGCCTCATCCCTGAGGCGCTCCGCATACGTCGATTCGTTTTTGCAGATGGCAAGTAGCTGCTCGATTTTATCGGCAAGCTCACCCTCAATCCCTTCGAGGGTGTCCGCCATATCTTCCTGGTCGATATCGGCATCCATAAGCCTGGCGTAGTCGCTGGCGACCTCATACAGTTTGCTCATTGGCGGCCTCCAGTTTGAATTTGCATTCTGCGTAGACTGCCTGGACGTTTTGCTGCAACTTCATGCCGGCCGTCAGCTTGTACGCCTCAGCAAATTTCCGCTTCAGGCCGTCCATAGTTTCTGCCTGCGCCATCTCATCACAAAGGTCGCTGGCTTTATCGATAACCTCCTGCTGGCGCTTACGCTCGTCTTCCCTGATTTGCTCCTCTGAGTGGTAAGCCATCACCGGCTCCTGATGCATACCTTCATCATCGTTAAGCAGGTGAATTGCGTTATCCAGACGCTGCGCTTTTGGCCAGTATTTGCTGGCGCGCTTAACGATTGTCTTGCGCGCCATCTCTTCCCAGAAGTTTTTCCAGGGACCGTTCTTGGCCTTGCTGGTAGCTTCCACTGCTTTGATTTCCGCCAGGCTCATCTCTTCCGTGAGGTAATCACCATCAGGCGTTTTTACGGTGCAATAACCACCTACAACCTCCCCACGGTCGCCGAACGCGTTGTATTTGTGCGTTGGCGCTTTATCCAGTCCGTTGGATTCGTAGGTGTCGTTTGCGCATACCAGCTTGCACTGGCCCCACTTAATTGAGCCGGACGACTGAGCCAGATGAAGCAGGCCCATGTAGCTGATGTCGAGGCATACCATCCCATCTCGGGGCACCAGGTACGCCAGCTTGCTCGCCGGGTTCAGCGTGATGCCGATAGCCGCAACGTTGATGATGGCGTTCTGCGCGCTGGTAGGGTTGTTGATTGCCGTCTTCGCGAGGAAGTCGTTTTTCTGAAAGAGCTGAATGGCAAACTGGCTTTCCTTAGCCCATGTGACCGTCTGGTCGGTCATAGCGCCGCAAAACAGCGGCTCCTGCTGCTTAACGAAACTGACGATATCGAATGACATTACGCTGCCTCCCTGTGTGAATGCCGCTGCTTAAAGATGCCGATCGCGTACTCAGCGGTAACGCGCTCGGTAAGCGCATCAATCCACCAACCTTCAGACGCGTCCTGAAACGCGATGCTGTGGCCTTCGAGGTAGCCGATAGCGTCACCGGTATGCTCATCTGCATCCATCGCCGCCAGAGCTGAAATAAACGGGTTAGCTTTCTTCGCCAGACGCTCAACTTCATCGCTGATGCGTTCGTTATCCATAGCATCCAGCCCCGCAATAATCTGCTCGATTTCTTTGACGTCGTTCAGGGTCAGTCTCATTGCTTCTGCTCCTGTTGTTTTGGTGTCTGTTTCATCAAATCTTTCATGAGGCGGGCAAACTGCTCATCCGTCATGTCGCGAGGGTTGAGGGTCTTCATTGCGGCCTCCGGTACCAGGGCATGCTCACTGCCTGCTTCATCTGTTGATTGGCCTGCAACCACATCCCGGCGTCACCGAGGAAGCGCGCGATAACCGCTTTGCTCTGAGCTGCCCGCAAAGCGCTGTGATTTACATGTGGCATAACGCCTCCAGTTGTTTACGAGCCGCACGGATAAGGCGGCGAAAGCGTTTTGATAATTCGGATTCTGTCGGGTAATAGGCGGACATGATGCCGCCACCCGATAGCGATAATTGCATCATGGTGGGATTCCTTACGGTTAAGTGGGCATAGCGAAAAGGCCGCGCTAATAAGCAGCCTTGTTGATATGCAGGCGAAAAAAAGCCCTCCGGAGAGGGCGAACAGACAACAAGGGTTATTTCTCCATTTAACCAGGACAGGTCTTCGTCTCCTGTCTTGGTTATGAGCGATATTGCTCACATAGCTGACTCGTAAATCAGCTATAGGGCTTATTCGCTGACGAATTCAGTTAACTGCTCATGCAGCTCAACCAGAGTTTCATCATCAAACCCGTCGAGAAAAGCCTGTTCGATAAGCTTGATTATCTCTGTCGCTTGCTCTTTGCTTATTTCCATTGATATCTCCTGTTATGCGGATTGCATCAGATAACCGACTCCATGAATCGGCTATCGGCTGCTAAATTTCTTCAAAGCCCCAGTCCATGCGGTCCCACGCAATTTCCTTCATAACCTCATTCTTTCCTTCATCATCCATCTGCTCCCACTCTTCATCGCTAATCCCTAAGTCATCCTCAAGGTCGACAACTTGCTCATATTTCGAATGGAAGTTGGCACCGGAATCCAGCCAAACTTTAAATTTACGTCCCATTTAATTCTCCTATTCAGATGTCGGCTATCGGCTGCTATTCAGCACTTTCAGCGAAGTCCTCGATTAGCTCATCCAGGCAATCGTCAGTCATGGCATCCATTCCCTGTGCTCGCTGCATGACTTCAATCGCATCGTCTGGTGAGAGGTCAACTGCAAACAGAAACTCAGCAACGGCAAGCTTTGCAACGTAATATTCATTCTCCTGCATGCACTGGCTGAACACTGCGCTTACTGCACTTGTTAACCTGATCATCAGGTCATTGTTATCGCAACCTTCCATTCACTCCTCCTCGCCGATGGCTTTAGCTATTGCTGCGCGGGCTTTGTTGATTGTCCCATACCACTCCGGGTATGAGACGAGTCTGCCTTCTTGCATCGCCTTAACTGACAGTTGAAGCGCTTCGATAAGGTCAGGAGCCGCAGCTATCAGGTTTGCATTTGCCTGGTGAACCCCCGGCCTCTCATCAAACTCAACCCATGCAACCGGCAATATCATTCCATATGACTGGTCATCATCCTTGCAGATAGGGCCGATGCCTCTGTCCGTTTTAGAAGCAACCCACGGCCCCGGCGTACCTTTGAATTTCATATCTCACCTCAGATAAGTGGCTTGCTGCCAAAAAGAAAGGCCGACTATGCGGCCTATTTTGAAACTGAATATCCTTGCTCTGACAACCATGCCGCAACGTCAGATTCGCCAATTGCTTCCAAAATATCGTCAGTACTGTATTCGCTAACAATTTCATCTGCTTTAACAGCGCCTGAGATGTCCATGTCTACAACATCGACGTCCATGCATTTGTTCCACCCTTCTCCCCACAAGGAGATTTCGCCAATTGATTTAACTTTTACAGTCGCAGTAATGCTCATATGTCACCTCAGTCGTAATAAGCAGGAATCGATTTGCCGCGCATTTTCTGGTGCGCGTTAATCAAGTGGGTAGGGTGGTTAACCGGCTTCTTGTATGCCGGGTTACGCTTGCGTTCGGTTACTTTCGGGTTTTTGTCGCGGAGAGCTACGAGCGAAGTGGCCCGGTCTGCTCTGACGCAACCAGAGAGCTTCTGTTCGATTC